AAAGCAAAATAGTTTGCTTTGTCAATAGTCAATGTGAAGTCTTCATCGTCAAGGTCTTGAGGCTGAACGTTTGCACCTCTAGCATATTCCTTAACAGTGATTTCTGGCTCTTTTATAATTTTTACAGAATCACCCATGTTGGCAATCTCACCAAAATAATCTGAATTGGTGATGTTTTCAACAACGGATGTTTTTCTGAAGGCTAACTGAACCTGCTTAGAGTAAATAACTGGGGAGAAATTACCATTAGGCAGATTTCCGTAACCTGCTGCAGTTTTAAATGCCATTTTCATCTCCATTTTGAAAATATAAAACAAATGCACAAAAATGTGCTATAATATTTACTCGTCATCGGCTAATAGTTTTAGAGGTGTATATTTAATAGCTACTTAAATATAGGCTCTTTTCTATCAGGTAGGCTTCCAAGTTTGATTGTATGTGAGTTGTCCACGTGGAGAGGTCACATTTAAAGTTATATATAGTTATACCTATAAATAACTATTTGTCAACAACTATCTAGCAGAGCCAGATATGTCGTAAACAAAATTCCCTGAACGTATTGCTTCCATAATTGTATCTGCATTTTTTTCGTATTCATCTGCAGACATTTTCTGAACATCAGATTCTCTTAACTTTTGATTGTCTTGCTTTGGATCAGGAACAGATTTAGAAGATTTTTTAGATACTGCTTTAGCAGCCTCTTTATCATTCTTAATCTCTGTTTTTTTATTTAAGCCTTTGTCTACTTTATATAAGTCAATGGCTCTTGCTGCTGACCTTGCATCGTTATCATTTTCGTATAAAGCATCTTGCACCCATTTAGGTTGTTCTTCTGCCCAATTATGAAAGTCATCACTATCTCTAATTTCCTCAAAGTCAGGATGTAATTTGAGTAGTTGTACTTCTGCTTTTTCTTTTGCAGCAGATAAGTTCATATCGTCTATCTGCTTTATTCTTTTTTCTAATGCCTCAGACTGTTCTCTAGCTTTTTTCATTGCTATAGTCTCAACAATCTTTGCTACATCAGGATATTCTTTTGCCCATGCTTCCAAGTCTTCATCAGATTTAGGCAACTTCATTTCTTTTTTAGTTGCGTTTGTTAACTGTTTTTCTAAGTCTTGGACTTTTTGTTGGTACTCTTTTTCTTTTTCTTGTGAATACCTACGTAAATCACCATAACGTTTTTTGAAGGTTCTTTCTTCTGCGTTCTCAGGTTCTTCTTTTTTTTCGTCATCGTCTTTGACTTCTTCGTTTTGTTCTGTTTCGTCAACTTGAGTTTGCTCCTTCATTAATTCTTTTAGTTCTTCTTCATCTTTTTTAATTCTTTCTGCATGAGTAGAACGTTTATTCATAAATGCTTTTTTTGTTGGTGTTGCATCTTGCACCATTTCTTTTGCTTCTTCAGCCATTTTTTACTCCTTGGGGTTATCGTAGCCAAATATTGTTGGGGGATAAGTAGCCAACCATGTGGGTTATTATCTTGAAGCTAACCCACCTCGCTTCATCTTCTTAACTTTAGGTTTCTTTTTAAGTAGTCCACCTTGTTTGAAAGGAGGGTCATCTCCTACAAAAGAACCTCCTGCATCTGATAATTGTTCTTCTGTTGTTTCTGTTCCACCAAAGGTAGTGCTTGGACTGTAATCACTCTCTTCATAAGATGGCTCAATTTTATCAGGAATATCTTTAAAGAAACCTTCTTCCTCGTTTTTCTTTACCTGTTCTACGTTTTTTTGTTTTCGTCTTTCTTCTTTAAATTTAGTGTCCATCACCAAACTACGAAGCACAGTGTTTACTTTTCGTTTACTAACTATATTAGTCTTTTTTCCTGTTTGGGTAACAGCAGTAAAATTATCCATTGATAATTTTTTGCCTCCAGTTTTAGCTGATATTTCATTTACTTTGTCAATCAATTCATCAAGAGATAAAGATTTACCATCAATATCTGTAAATAAATTTTCATACGTTTTACTAGTTCCACTAAGTTTTCCAGCTAAGTCATCTCTTTCGTCTTCCCTTAAATCAACTAAATTAAAATTTGTAGTGCCTCTCGCAGTATTTTTAAAATCTCTCATAGTTACTTTTTGTGCTTCTAAAATTGCATTGTTAAGGTCTATTGTTCCTGTTACCCCTCTGTCAACAGCACCATAAAGATTAAACAGATTAAATTGATTAGATGCTATATTTTTCAATTCGGTATCTAATTTGTCCATATTAAATATAGATTTGTAACTCAAAGTAGCACCTGTTAAATCAACTGCTCCTTTTGGTTTTTCATAATCGTCTCCACTTGATGTATCCTCTACAACTCTAGTAGTTTGTGGTTTTACCTGTGTAACTTTGGGGTCTTCTACTTTTACTTCTTCAGGGTCTACATAGCTATACCCCTCAGGAACAGGATATAAAGGTTGACCATTTTTAAATGGTATATTCAATATCATACCCTCTGCATTCTTATATTCACGAAATTCATCGTATTGTCCAGGCTTAGAACCTAAAAGTTGATCATAAGTAAATGTTTCTCCTGTAGCTTGTGGTGGTTGTTGAAACTGTATAGGTCTAAATCCACCCACAGGTGCAGGTGATAAGTTTTGAGTTAAAGGTAAGTTAGATGGTTGTTGTACATTCGTTGTGCTAAATTGTGGTGCTACTGCAGAAGGTTGGGTAAACGTACCTGTAAAATTAGGAGCTACGTATGTTCCTGCTTGAGCTTGTATAACACCTCCTTGTGCCATCTCTTGTTTTTCTTCTTCTGTCTCCTCCCTTGTATCTAGATCATCTACTGTAAATGGAATATCATCAGGTAATGTTGCTTCATCTGCATTACCCATCTGACCCATTTCTTCCATTCTTTTTAGACCTGCTTTTGCTTCTTGTCTTAACATCATTAGTTTTTCTAAGCCAATATATCTTACAACGTCTGCAGGAAACACAAACTCTCCCTCACTTAATTGTGCAGGTATATCATCTCTCACTTCTTCTTGGGTTGAACCTGGGGGAACTTCGTTGCCTGACACAGGATCAACTGTACCACCTTCATCTTTAAGTCCACCTTCTTGAAACATTTCCATTTGTTCTGCTACACCACCTTTAGCTTTATTTTTCATTTTTTTAATTTGTTCTTCAAATACTAAAGATAAGGCTTCTAACTCAGGACCTGTTAATATTGATTCTCTATCTGATATTTTATTTTTACTAGCCTCTTCAAACACAGAGCTTCTTTCTCGTACATACTTATCAGTCCCATACTTTTCAGCTAAATATCCTTCTAATACTCTTGATGGTAAATTAACTAAGTTTTCATCACTAAAATCGTATTTAGGTTTTTCAGCTTTTTTTACCTCTGAATCTCCAAGCATTTTTTTAGTTAGCATTTCCATTGACTTCATCCCTTAATAATTTTAGTCTGCGTAAAGTTGCTATAGAACCTTGGCATCTATGCATCAAAACAACACTATCTGTGTGTTCTATCGCTTTATGTTGTTGCTCTATGAGAGCATCTATGTAATTACTGAATTGCTCCCATTGGAGGTGATTGTTCACCAGGGGTTTCAGTTTGCTCAATATTTCCTTGTCCACCTTGAGGTCTTCCTGTAAATCCTTGTTCTTGAGGTCCAGGAGCTATTCCTGTTCCTATTGTAGCTCCACCTGAACCTGTTGGGTCACTTGGATCAACTCCTGCAGGAGGCTCTGCTCCTTCTTGAGGTTGTTGTCCTTGTGCAGGGGGTTGTTGGAAACCTTTCATTAGTTCTGCTTGAAGTGCAGCTTCATCCATGTTATTTGTAACCTTTTCTACATCTAAGTCAAGAGATTTTGCTATCTCACGAATAATATATGGAAACTTAGCAAAAGGTGCTAATGCAGGACTAGAAGATACTTGTAAAAACTGCATTAATCTTTGTGATCTGACTTCATTAGCCATTAAACTTTCTGTTCCACGTGCAACAACTTCTAAGTCTCCTTTTATTTTAGGATCAAAATCAAACTGCATATTAAATCTAAATAATCCTTCACCTAAAGGTTTGAGTAAATAATCATCTACGTTTTTAATTACAGTTTTAATACTTCCTGCCGCTGCATTCATAAGCATAGATATTCCTGAAGCAGTTCTACCTATACCTGTTATGCCTGTTTGACCATGAGCAAATGATGGCATACCCGTACTCTCATCTGCCAACTGCCTTGCTTTGTCAAACAATTGCATATTCTCACCTGATACATTTGGAAATTTAGTTCCGAATATGGCTTGACCCGGTGCTCCACCTTGTCTTCTAAATATTTTTCCAGGATATACTGACAAGTCTTGTCCAGGCACTAAGTTTGTTTCATCTACTTCTATTAATAAATTACCTGACAATACTGCATTATCTACTGCCATTCTCATAAATCCATTCATTAAAGTTTGTGTATCATCCATGTTTTCTGCTAATCCTACACCAAAAAAAGAATATGGATTTAATTCATAAGGTGCTGCCATGTAAGGTATGTTAGCAGGTTTAAATGGATTTAGCACGACTCTAAGTAGTTTATTATTACAAACCCAAATATTAGCTTGTAATTCATCAAACTCTTTTAATTCATCAGGTATTTCTACTTCTTGCTCTAGTAACATATCAGTATCAATACTACCCCAATATTCAAATACCTCAAATCTATTTACATAATTCTCTTGATTATAATCTGTTAAATCATCTTCCCAATATTTTTTAACATAATTTTCACCATCTGCTATAACTTCGTTAATAACATTCTCTCTAAAGTAAGGTCTCTTTTTTAAAGCTCGTAGTTCTGAACGAGACATTTTATGTCTTTCAATAACATACAAAACTTCATCCATATTATTCGCATCAGGGTCGGGGTAAAAATTCCAAACAGAAACGTTTGAAACTTGAGGAACAGTTTTAAATGTAGGATTATAATTACCTTCTTCATCCCAATTAGCATACTCTTTATCTAAAGCAAAAGGACCTTTCATAACACCTGTGCCAAATAAAGCCATTTCAAATGCAGTGCCTCTTAAATGTTTATTAGCATTTGATTCTTCTAATTGATCATGTATTTTTTGCTCCATGTTCTTAGCTGCAATCATTGCAGGACTAAAGGTTATCGCTGTAGGAGTTTTGCCAACTTCTTCTTTAAGATTCTCAACATCTGCCAACTTTTCTTGCAAAGGTCCAAGCCTGTCTTGTAAACTTTGAGCAGTAGCTCCTTTAGGTAAATCCATACCATCACCATTGAAACCATAAGGTGATTCCAAGTTTTGATTGCGTAACTCTTCAGGTTCTTTGGGGTCAAATGAAACATCTTTTGCTACTCCTTCTGGTAATTTTGTTGGGTCAACACTTAACGGAAATTTATTGTTTGCAAATAAAACATCCACTATTTGACCATATGCTGCAAGAGTTTTTGTTTTAGTTATTTTAATAAACACTCTTGACTTTTCTGCCTCTGTAAATTGTACATCAGGTCCGTATAAACCTCTGTAATTTCTATAGGCTCTAACCCATCTTAATTCGTCTTCATATCTATAGTCTTCAGATTTTTTAAATCTTCCCATGACATAATCAACAATGTTGGCTACATCCATGTCTTCATTTACTGAATCTTCTTTTATGTCATCTAATGCTATCGCATCAGTTTCCATCATATTTTCTTCTTCTGCCATATTAATATCCAAACGTTGCATCTGCTATGGGCATACCTTGTGATGGTCTACCCATAGGGTCATAGTCAAATATACTAAATCTTGGTCTTGACATTATACCATACCTCAATGCATCATAGAGGTGGTCTTCTGAATTAGTATCAACATCTTCAGGGTTTCTCTTATCTATTGGTAAAGCAGGTAGTTGTGATATCACATTTGTACAATTGTTAAAAAACACTAATCTAGGTTTCTCTGTAAATTCATCTACTTGTAATCTTCTATGTATCTCGTTTTTACCTGCCACACGACTACCCTTACTTCTATCTGATGGTCTCCAACGACATCCACGTGAAATCATCTGCTCTGCAAGTGAAGGTCCTGTGTCACCTCTCTTATGCCACAAAGAGCTATCTAAAACTCCATATTTGATGTTGCCATCTTCTGCCTCTGATTCTAATATCATGTCTGCTAAATCAGTGGCAAGAACTTTTGATTTATACATTTCTCTGTATACAATTAATTGTTCTTCAGGAGATACTGCAAACCAAAGAACTCCTGATTTACTTCCATATCCATAATCACAAGCTCTAAATTTAACCCAATTACTTGGTATTTTAAAAGGCTCTACAACATGGACATTTCTGTCAAACTCTGTAAAAGCTGCACCTTCTTTTATATCCCAATCACCCTCAAGAAGTTGTCTTCTTTGTTGTTCAGGTAAAGAAAGTAACATTGCTTCGTAGTCACCTGACTCTGATAGATATGGATTGTCTGTCAATCTAGCAGGTATGAATCTTCTTTGAAACAATGCTTCTCCTGCTTTACTATGCCCTGCAGGATATTTTAAAATCTCACCTGTCTCTATATTTGTAGCATCAAACGATTCACCATAAGCAGCAGGATCAATAAACATTTTTTTAACCCAATGATGTCCTCTGCCTCCAGGGTTTGTTGTTGCCCTCATAAATATTGGCAAGTCAGGAGCAGTAGAACGTAGTCTTGATCTCATATAATTCCAAGCATAAGGTGTTGACCATTGTGTTAATTCGTCAAAGCCTATCCAACTAAATGCTAAACCTTGATATCTTAATACATCATCATCTCTATCAAGATAAGACATCCAAAGTCTTGCACCTGATGGAGCTACCCATTGCATCTTTCTTTCTGACCACTTGATGCCTTTCCAAACTTTTGGGTATAACTCTTGAGACTTAAATATAAGTTCTCTTAATTCCTCTGTGGTATGTCTTAGTAACAAACCACTAAATGCAGAATGACCCATGTATCTCAAAGGGTCTGCTAACATAGCAAAACTTTTGCCACCTCCTGCAGAACCTCCGTACAAAACTTCTCTTTCTGATGCAGCAAGAAACTCTGTTTGAGGTCCTTCATTTGGTTGGAACACTATATTGTGTTCTTCTACAGGTACTTCTTCTAATTCTTCAATTATACCTGTAACTTTAGGCTTTTGCACCTGTTCTTGCTTCTTCAATCTCTTTCGCTTTGGAGATTGCCTTCTCTGCATACTCTGCCCACTTGCGTAGGCTTCTAGCTTTGTTCTTACGTCTTTGCTCATTCTTTAATCGTTTTCTCAAACCCACATGAGATATATAACGACCTGTTTGTTTTGTCAACCAATTTGCTACTTCTCTATAAGAATACTGATTAACATAGCTACGAGCCATCTCTAACTTGTCTAGTTCTTCATTAACAGGCTCTAGTATATCTGAATCTTTTGTTGATTGTATATAACCAAAAGGTATTATTCTAGATATTCTTGGTATAGCAATCCAAACGTTGTCTTCTTTCATGTCTGTAGGTTGTGGGAGTTCCCAATAACCTGCACTTCTTGCTTTCATTTTTTTACTGTTGCTTTTTTAGGTGGCATAATCATAACTCCACCCGATGCCTCTACTTGTAATTTTTCTGTCTTTGCTAAACCTACTCTATCAAGTAAGTCTTTCGCTGCAGTCATTTTATCTCTTATGCCAAGTTGAGTCGGATCGTCTACTCCACTCACCATAGCAACTGCTGCTTTAGGTGCATTGCGACTCATATATAACTGTGTTGCTTCCATTATCTCGTCTTTCATAGATGAAATAATAGTTGATGTAGCAGATGTTTCAGAATAACCTGCTAATAATTTTGCCTGAACTGCATCTCCATTTGCCTGTTCAAACAAAACTTCTAAAAACTTTTTTTGTCTATCTGTTAGTTCTCTTGTTTTTTTCATATAGGCACACCCTGTTTTACAACTCTATCAATTAAACGTTGTGCTCTGTTTGTTGTCTGCTTAAACCATCTACTGTCTTCCATCTGCAAAGCCATTTCACGATAGTCTTCCATTTCTACTGCAGCAATCATACGTCTAAATTTAGATAGACGAGGCTTTCCTAATTGAAAAGACATATTAATTAATACGTGTTGTATGTCTTCAGGTAACTTTTCAAAACTATTGAATATATCATTGCAATCATTGATAGCAGTTTGAACATCATTTACAAACCACTCTTGCACTTTTTCTT